AACGATTTTACGACCTCAGATCTTCTCCTTTAGCCGATGCTGCTATGCAGGAATTTGCTCAAGCAGTAATGGCTGCTATTGAAAACGCTGAAACAAAATATAACGTTTTGCACCTACCTTTTATTACTGCTGAAGAATTAGAAGCAGAAGTTTTCAGCGCAGATGAAATCATTAGCGTTGGTGCAGGCAGGATTGCCAGAATTTCTTATGGCGATGTTTCCACTAAGAAAAACGATATGGAGCTGGGGCAACGTCTGAAAACCAATGGGCACCTCAGTTGTTTCGAGCACAGCGCCGGATGGATTGAATTCCCATGGTCAAATGCGTTATGCAGTAAACCTGAAGACATGGATAATAATTGGGGATGGGAAAATGCAAGAGCTAGTTTTGAAAGGGAAAATAATGCATAGTGTTTTTTATTATGGCTAAAAAAAATGAAAATGGTCATAAATTTAATAAATTATATGCAAAATATCTGTCTAATGCCCGTAAGAGAGATTTGATTTTCGAAATTGACGAAACTCGTTTTAAGGAAATAATCATATCGCCTTGCTATTATTGTGGTGAAATCCCCGATAATCCCTACTCGCAACATAATAAGAAAATCTTTAATTATACAGGAATTGATAGGGTTGATTCATCACGAGGGTATTTCGAAAGTAACATTGTCCCCTGCTGCAAAATTTGTAATAGATTTAAATTAGATATGAGTTACGAAAAATTTACAGAATGGATTATAAATTTGCATAATCGCATATAATATGGGAAGAAAAATAATTGATTTAACTGGATTAAAATTCGGAAGATTAACAGTATTGAGTTTTTATATGAGAGAGGGGAATCGCACTCTATGGATTTGCGAATGCGAGTGTGGAAATGAAAAAATTGTACCTGCTTCTAATTTGTGTTCCAAAACAGTTTTATCTTGTGGGTGTTTAAATGACGAGGGAAGAGTAAGAGGAGGGAAAACTAGATCAAAAGAAAAATACATGATTGGGAAAAGGTTCGGAAGATTACTAGTATTAGAAAGGGTTGCATCTCCCCCTGGCGTGCGTGGATATTACTACAATTGTTTGTGCGACTGTGATAATTATTCAGTGACTTCTGGAACGTCACTAATCAACGGTAAAACAAAATCTTGTGGATGCTATGGCGCAGAACAAAGATTAAAATCAAGATTAATAGACATAACAGGGCAAACATTTGGTAAATGGACTGTGTTAAAAAGAGTAGCCAGCCATAATAGGAAAACATTTTATTTGTGCAAATGTCAATGCGAACGCGAAACCGAGAAAGAAATATCTGGACGTTCTTTAAAAGAAGGTAAATCTTTATCTTGTGGATGTTGGGTAAAAGATAAAGTAGTCGCATATGGCGATCAATTCTCATTCAATGATCTTTATTTAGGGTATAAGAGTTCTGCAAAAGCAAGAAATCTAGAATTCGATATATCAAAAGAATTATTCAAAAAAATAACATCATCTAATTGTTTTTACTGCAATACAATTCCAGTATTAGAACATAAAAGAAAAGATTTTCAAAATAGATTTTATAAGTTCAATGGCGTAGATAGACGAGATAATAATAAGGGCTATGTGGAATATAACATTGTGCCTTGTTGTAAAAATTGTAATAAAGCCAAACAGGGAATGCCTGAAAAAGAATTTCTGAATTGGGCGGAAAAAATATATCAGCACTTATTGAAGGAGGGTATTATATGATATTGGGATTCGATTATGATCAGGTTGTCAGTAACACCATGGTGGCTTGGCTGGGAATGTACAACAAGGATTTTAAAGATAACTTACAACCAGGGCAAATTACATCATGGGACATTCAAGATTTTGTGAAAAAAGAAGCAAAATCAAGGATTTTAGAATATATTGATTATTCTGAGGTCTTTGAAATGTCGCATCCTATTGACGGAGCATTAGAAGGAATTAATTATTTAAAATCCAAAGGAAATGAAATAAAATTTATAACAGTAAATAATCCAAATCATATAAAAGAAAAATGGCTTAAAAAATATGGATTAATAGAAAACAGCAATCAATTATTTGTTACTAAAAGTAAGAAAGATATCGCCTGCGACTTTCTTGTAGATGATAAGTTGGAAAACTTACTGGAAATTGATGGCATCGGAATTTTATTTACTCAACCACATAATCAATATGAGGAGTGGTTTCCTAGAGCATCTAATTGGAAACAGGTTGTTTCCATTATCGAAGGAAAAGAGGGGTTGGCGTGAAACAAATCTTTTTGATTTCGGGTAAAGCTCAAGCAGGTAAGGACTCTACTGCTAATTTTTTGAAACAAAAACTAAATGGCAAATCCTTGATTATTCATAACGCCGATTATTTAAAATATATCGCTAAAGAATATATGGGATGGAATGGGCAAAAAGACAAGCAGGGTCGTGCTCTGTTGCAGTGGCTTGGAACAGATAAAATACGCCTAGAATTGAAAAAACCACTGTTTTGGGTTGATAAGACCTGTGAGGTTATAGAAATTTTAGAAAATACATATGATTATTTTATCGTAAGTGATGTTCGTTTTTCAAACGAAGTTTTTTTCCCAAAAGCAAGATTTCCTAGGCTTGTTACTACCATTAGAGTTGAGCGATTGAATTTTTACAACGGCTTGACAGAAGAACAACAACGACATCTATCTGAAATTGATCTTGACGACTTTGATTTTGATTATCACATCATTGCTGACAATGGGTTGGATAAATTAGAGATAGAAGTTGACAGGTTGATTGAAAAATTAAAGGTATAAGGAGGTTGAGTGAAAGAATTATTTCCAAATGTAAGACCCATTTCTAAAACGGCACAAAATATTTTACAAAAACGATATTTTAATGCCGTACTAAATGAAACCAAATGGGAGCAAATTGCCGACAGATCTGTCGATAATATTATCGACGGAGAAGGAGAGGATAAAGAAACCCTGCGGGAAATTATCAGAAACACATACTTTGTCCCTAATTCTCCATGTCTTGTAAATGCGGGTAAACAGGGTGCGGGATTATCGGCTTGTTACGTTGTTGATTTTCCAGATACGATTGAAGGAATATTTAAAACAAAATTAGACTTTGCTCTTATCGCCAGAAAAGGCGGAGGATGTGGAACATCCCTCAGCAAGATTAGACCAGAGGGAGAAACGGTACACGGTAGCACTCATGGTTACGCAGGTGGCCCAATAAAATTTGCTAATACAATTTCGCATGATGCCGATGCTCTTACCCAAGCGGGGTTTCGAAGTATGGCTATCATGTTTACAATGGGTGTAAGACATCCAGATATTATTAAGTTTATTACCGCCAAAGAAGAGGAGGGCGTTATTGCCAATGCTAATATGTCAGTTATGGTGGACGATGATTTTATGACCGCCGTAGAAAATGACGATACATATTGGACAGAATTTAATGGTAAAAAATATCAAGAGTATAAAGCCAAAGATGTTTTTAATTTGATGGTAGAAGGTGCTTGGCGCAACGGAGAACCTGGGATTCTATTTCGCGATCGAATTGACCAATCACCATATAAAGAAGTTGGGCAAGAAATATTTTCCACAAATCCTTGTAGCGAACAGCCCCTTCCACCTAAAGGTGTTTGCAATTTAGGATCAATTGATTTATCGAAATTACTTACAAAAAATAAACAATTAGATTGGGAAAAACTATCACTTGTCGTAAGACTTGCAGTACGGTTTTTAGACAGTGTAATTGATAAGACCGCATATCCTACTGAAGAAATTAGGGATTGGAGCCTATCCAACCGTCCCATTGGCGCAGGCATTATGGGTTATGCCGATTATTTACTGATGAAACAAATTCCCTATGGATCTCAAGAAGCACTAAGTGAACTAGAAAACATCATGGCGTTTATCCACGATAAAGCGGAAGAAGAATCCATTCGCCTTGGTCAAGAATTGGGTATTCCAGAAGAGTGTAAAAAACTATCCGTTCCACGGAGAAACATTACTCTTTTAACCGTTGCTCCTACGGGAACAATAAGCCTTATTGCTGGATGCTCATCCGGTATTGAACCAGTGTTCAGTGAAATAACCATTCGGAATGATAAAACAGGCACGTATACTTTTGAAAACGATCTTGCCGATAAACCATATTTTAGATGTGCGGTATCTTCAAATGGCGCAACTGAAGTCACATGGGAAGAACATATTAAAACGCTTGTGTCTGCACAAAAACATGTGGATAGTGGCGTCAGCAAAACCATCAATTTTCCCACTCATACCCATAAAGAAACCATGGCTAAGGCAATTATCATGGCGTGGAAAGAAGGTTGCAAAGGTGTTGCTATGTATAGGAACGGTAGTCGCAAGACCGAAGTTCTATCCCCCAAGAATTTGAAAAAAGATAAATGCCCAATTTGCGGTAACGATATGGTTGTAATAGATGAAAAGAAAAAATGTCTTGTCTGTACTAAAGACGTGGTTCTTGGAAAATTTACCACATCATACGATTAAGGATAACTATGGATTTTAAAACATATCAGGAATTATCGGCACGTACTGGCGCTCGTTTAGCCAACAAACAATTAGATAATATTCACATGGCTATGGGTATGAGTACAGAAGCAGGAGAACTACTAGATGTTTTTAAAAAAGAACTTGCTTATGGAAAAGAACCTGATTGGGTAAATGTCGAAGAAGAGATTGGGGACGAAATGTGGTATATTGCTGGGTTATGCACTATAAACAATTTAAACTTTGATAAGATATTGGAAAAAAATGTTCAAAAACTTAGAATTCGTTATCCCGAACTTTTTACCGAAGAAGATGCGAATAACAGAAAGCTTGACATTGAAAGAAATATTTTAGAACAATAATAAAACAGCGATAAAAAAATAGGGTATACCTTTTACAGTATACCCTATTTGATTACTTAATATCTGGATGTTCCAGTTTAAGCCTTGCTATTTTTTCGTCGATATTCATATCCGCCCATAATTTTTCACCAGGAACCACAACGGGAGGAGGTGTAGGTAAAGGAATTTTCAGCATATAACCGCTGTAATTACTTACCCACCTATCAAGAGTTGCGTCTATCTTCCACCAGCCTGTGACAACATCTACTTTATAAACACTGACGGTTTGGTTCAACACAAGGTCGCCCATGTCGGCGTAGTGAATGCCTGCACCTGCACGAATATTTAAACTGCTAACAAGGCATTTGCCATGGAACAGCACAACCGGTGTAGGAACGGATTGCCAGCCCACGAGATAGGGCATGGGGTCAATCGCTCCAAGGTATCCACCAGGCGTATTAGATCCACCACTAGTAGGACGGATTTCAAAATGCAAGTGTGCCCCAGTGGAGAACCCGCATCCAGGATCATTGGTGGCACCACCGCTTAAACCAATTTCTTGTTTGGCTTTAACAATGTCGCCAACAGCACATCCTAACTTAGAAAGATGCCCGTATATCAAAATACCGTCTTTTGTTTGAATTCTAACGTGCCTGCCATAACCGGTTTGACCCTGTAGCATATCCGCACGTATGACTTCTCCGTCTTGAGCCGCATACAGTTTTGTACCGACAGGACAAGCCCAATCAACGCCGTTATGCCCCTGACTTGCTGGATACCAGTTGGGATTTTCGCCAAACTTTTGGCTAATCCTAATGCCTTCTGGCAGAGGATAATATAAAATCATCTTTGCTCCTTCTTTTAATTTGTCCCAAGTTATAACTGGGTTTACTTCTATATTCAAATCTAATTCCGATAATCTCGTCTTAGCGACGTCGGAATATACACCTTTTGCCTTGAACCTGTCACCACTGAATTGGAAAAACACCACCTTATCTAAAGGATAATTTAGTGGCAGCGTAGGTATTTTCTTACCAACGGGAGCTATGGTTTCAAGATATTCCCACGTCTTCTCTCCTGCCGTTATTCCCTGTACCAACGTATAATCCGACCAATGTGTATATTTATCCCGCAGATATTCAAACCCTTGAGGACAATATGCTTGCAAAAACCAATTGGCTGTATATACGACGATATTATAAGGAGAATTTTTTTCCACGTATTCATATACTGTTTTGAAATGTGTAAAGATTTTATCCGCTGAAACCCTTGGAACTTGTGATTGGCTGATTTGTTTATTATTCCATTGCTGCCACTTATCCCAATCCGCCCACCAATGTTCCCAATCCAGTTCGATAAAAGCAATATCTTTTCCTTTTATGGCGTCCAAAAAAAACCGTGCTTGTTGCGTGGCATCATAAATTGGATCAACCCAAAAAAAAGGAGCTATTGAAAAATGATTGGCTACACCTCCGGCATAATGTTCTTCAAACTTATCATCTTTGAAAAGACTGCCACTGGCAGCCTTTAAAATCATTTTATTCTGCCCCTTGGTTTTCAGATAGGCAAAATCGATATATTGCTGATAATGACTATTATCCTGAAAAAGAATACTCATTGACTTCCTTTCGATATTTTGTATGGCACATCTTGGTTAAAACCAAGGGTAGCCCACACAGGTACTACCCTTTTACCACATGAAATTACTCTTTTATTATGTTCTAGAAAAACCACATCGGAACTAGTTCACTAGTCATTGTTATCGCCTGTCCTTCTGCGGGTCTAAGGACTATTCCGACGCCGGAACTATCTACTGTTCCGCCAAAGTTAAAAAGAACGTCTACCGACGTATCTGTAGATATATCATAACCTGATCCAAATTTATTATTGTTGGTGTAGATTAGCGAGCCACTTGTTACGGTGATGTTCCCCACATCGAATCGCAAACCCGCGCAAGCAAATAGATAATCTCCGCTTAGTACGCCGCTCGCACTGACGCTGTTGTTTGCTCCTGATCCGTCAGTCGTATCGTATGCGATGACCCCCGCGCCAGTATTTACGCCACTCAGGGCTACTCCTAACGCTACATAACCTCCATTTTGATTCATGGTTATATTGTATGTTCCTTCATCTGGATTCATTAGCAGCCATATAGAGGCATAGTCTGTTGCGCCATTATAAGCAACGGCTTGCACAAAAGAAGCGCTGTTAAAAGTAATAGATGTGGGCTTTGTCAAATTAGCCCCAGCTACCATCAGCAATAGTGCTCTATTTTCTCCAGAAGTTGTTATATTGACAGTTGTGTCTACATCAACATTGGTGCCAGTAGTTATTATTGCCATAGTCTATCTCCTCACGGTAAGTTCTGGAAAGTTAGACCAATAGATGAGCCTTTGACCCCCGTACCACATAGGGATGAACCCGAACTCATTGCCCAAATCTTCCATCCGCTATATACAGTTTGATAGGATGTATCTATAACCGCAGAAACACTTCCTGTTCCGCTGCCATTGTAAAAACTTCCTTCACCTATCACCGGATTGACGGTCAACATGGTCTGACTAGCACTAGCCGATTGTTCCGCACTAGATTTTACCGAAAATGCAGGGCTTCCACTCGTGCTCGAAGCACTGCAATAAGCGTCTACGGCAATAAGTTTCCAGCCATTCATGCTCCCCGGAATTGGAACATAATTGCTTTCCGTTCCAACCAAAGAGGCGCTGGCATTCAAAGGGATAATTACAGTTCTTTTTCCGTAATCACTAGACGCCAAGGCGCTTGCGGATATCACCAAGGTGTCAGAAGATCCAGATGTAACGTGGGCAGATGTGGCATAATTTAAATCCATCCTGACGGCTGACGCGCTGCTGTCTTGAACCAGAGTATTGCCACTTCCAGAAGTTATCATCCACTCGTTAGTCAAAGTGGAATTCAAGGCTAGTACGACATAACTTCCTGATTTTATCGCTCCAGCAAAAGTATCTATTTTTTGCAGATTAGATGTTGCGCTAGAACCCGAAGACACATCGACATATTCTGAAAACACCGTGCTGGCATTTGTTACAGTGCTATAAGTTGTTAAACCCAAGTTAGTTGTAGATGTTGTCATTTGTTATTCCTTTTGTAGTTGATATTCGTGTTATTCATATCCCCACTCCAATACTATTTGTAAGCCCTGTGCTCTCGTAACGGATTCAGTTACGGCATATATCTTTATCTGATCGTCTGTGCTGACGTCATCATAATCTGTGTCTACTGTGCCAACGGTTCCCGCAACATCTCCACTGGCGATACTAATCGCTGTGCTCAAGGCGTCATTACTGGAATACTGTGTCATATTCCTGACTTGAATCGTTGTGGCATTAGTTGTACCGGCGGTATTTACAAACCCCTGTGCTCGTTTTAAAACCATTCCGTTGATTTCCGATGGTGCGCGGAAGTAAAAAATACCGCTGCTGGTATCTACATCTGTGGTAGATCCTACGATTTGAATAACCGCGGAGTGATTGTTGCTGGTTTTGGTTTCAACCGCAACAAGACTGGCGCTGATATCTGTAAGGCTGGCACTGGTGTTTCCGGCGAAGGCGTCAATAATAGATAGATTGGATGTGACAACGCTTCCAGATACCTGGTCGATATAATCATAAATCAGCACCGATGACGCATCTGTTATTGTACTATATGTAGTTAGTCCTAAATTAGTTGTTGTTCCCATTTATATCACTCCTTTATGTACCTATTTGGGGAATGAATGTCATAAGCCCCTGTCCCATGCGAAATTCGTAACCGGGATTGCTCACAATTACGGGCTGATGCACATATTTTCCGCTGAGTCCACTGGTATCGGTGCTGTACAAATAAACAATGAATCTGTTTTTCGCCACCACGTCGGTTTGAAACACTCCCGATTTTGTCAGGGTTACGGAACTAGGCTGTCCGTATGGGCACAACAACCACGTGTAAGTAAAGCTACTGATATCCACGGCGTTGCCATCGGCATCAAATACGTCAAATGGTAATTCCAGATATGTTCCGGCGATATAAGATTGCTCCAGCAATGAATTTATTGAAAGATTGGCAAATGTACTTGTTGTCATTTATTCTCCTTTGAGATTTTTTCACATCGTCGGTTATCCCACATACATCACCGACAATTCATTCAATGTTTCTGGAGCCATTTCGCCCAAAGTTGAAGCGCTGTGATTTCCAAGTGTTAGTCCCAGATAATAATTAGATACGGTGATTTCATTATATTCATCCACACCCGTAGACAGATGTGAGTTGTTGTTAAGCGTGAGACTAAAAACGTAAGGGGGATTATGATAATCTGCACTTACGCCCACGTCTTCAAGACTTGAAGCCGAAACATCGGAGATATAAGATCCTGAAAACAACGACAGGTAGGCTCCGCTCTGATACGCATATAATGTCAATCGCATAGGACTGGCAGAAGTAACATAGGTAAGACTGATTGCTGTTGTCATTACGTCCTCCCTATTGCCGCGGTTATATTAACAACACCCTGTCCGAGTTCGTAGTTATATCCGCTGACACCTGTTAAAAGAGTTGCCCTTTGCATATATTTTCCCGCTAAATTAATAGTATCGGTACTCAGTAATGGTATAAGCGCGTATCCGCTGCAACAATCAACAGACTTAGACAACACGATATATTCTGGGCGATTATAAGGATAGAGTACCCAAGATACGGATACCGTAGAAACATCTATAACCGCACATGCGGAAGTAAACAGATAAAAGTAGAGTTCCTTATATGAACCGGCGATAAAATCAACTTCGGCGAGGCTGTTAACCACGACTCTGGTAAAAGTATTCATAATTTATGCCATCCCTTCTAGTTGATTAGATATTGCCCGTTGATATATATTTTGGTGGTAGCCGCACCCAAGGTGCTTGCAACTACTGCCGCCAGACCCGTAGCCGTTCCTTCTTTATACAAATTCATGACGTTGCTGTTATTTGCCAGAACGCCACAAACGGCATAATATCCGGCTCCAAGCGTGATGTTTTCATATGTAACTCTAAGGGTGGAAGATAAATTCGCAAGATCTTTATGAAGAACCGGCATCATTACAGCCACGCCATTAGTTGTTGTTCCACTGACTCCGCTCAAAGACAGCGATAATTCAAAGAATAAAAATCTGCCGATGATACCATATCTTCCCACCTGATAGTTGTAGGTAAAAGTAGCACCTGTGGAAACCAGATATGGCGTAAAAGCAGTAGGTGGCAAATACATGGCACCGACATCCGCTATAGCCGTACCCGTAAGACTGGAGAAAACAGCGAGGTTGCTGCTGCCGGAGGTACTCGTGGATACCACGATATTATTTCCTACCCCAATTACGGTATTATAAGAACTGCTAACAGAATTCCATTTTTGAGAATTAAATTTTGTCGTAATTCCCGCATCTATGGTTTCACCCTGCATATCGCTATATTGGAACTGACTATCATCCAGTCTCAGGCGGTTACTAAGCAGTAGTTGAAATTGTGTGGGATCGTCGTAACTAAAATCTATGCCTAAAAGTGCCGCCACGGTGGAAACCGTAGGACTCAATTCAACCGTTATTGTGCAGCCCAAAGATATCTGCGCAATAAATGGTTCAAAATCTTTGATAAAAAGAAAATTAGCTGCATCTATTTCAAAACTATATCGGGGTTGAGAAAGTTTTACCAAAACAGTTTCTGCGAGATCATAGAGTTCCTGTGAAACATTTTGCACGTCTACCTCTGTCATCAAACTGGTTTGAATAAATGTGGTGTTGGTATACGTGCTTCCTATTATAAAGTTATTCAGACTCGTTAGCTGTGACGCGGTGAAATTATTTTCGAACAGCAAGCTGGTGTTAATAGCAGATAGTTGTGCACTGATACCGGCGATAATTCCTTCTTCTGTACTGATTTCCACCTCTTTATCAACAATCTCTGCTTCCACTACGACGATGCTGCCACTGATTTCCGTGATATCCAAGCCCTGTTGAACCCTTGCATCTTTTACCACGACAAGTGCTGAAAGTTGTCCCTCCAGTGTTACCAAGTCGGAATTCAGGGTAATAAGTGCAGCGTTTTCTATACGCAGACCCGTTAATAGGTTCGCATATATAGGCTGTTGCTCCTCCACACTGGCTTCCCAGACATCGAGGGCATCAATTAGAGATTGTTGCATCCACGCGGTATCTTTATAATAATCGAAATTATATATCGTATTTGTACCAATGGGATTAACTAGGTTGATAGCCATGTCTTCACCACCTAAAACATTTAATGCCGTTACTAATTCATTAGTGGATTCATCCTTGGTGAAGCTATTCATAAGGTTGTCAAATGATATAAAGACATCCGTTGGGACTGTGGCATTATCTACTGTTTTCGCCGTTATGGTTTTATTGATGGTATCAAATACAAATATGCATTGAAACGTCTGACTGACATCATTTATCATGAAGTCATATAGGGTTTTATCCGTTACGTCAAAACTACGAGTGACGTTCTTCAATGCGGCGTCTACACCGGCAAGCGTCCATCCGGGAATGTAAGCCATGAGTTCCGACATAAGGTTTTTAGTCGAAACTCCTGAACCGCTGAGGATGTTATTAAATGTATATGTGCCGCTGAATAAACTCAACTTCTTATAGGATAATATGACTTCCATGGATTGACACGTTATTTTCTTCTGTTCCACACCACCATTATTTTCTATTTTTACATCGGTTATCATAAAATTAGCTACGCCGTCGACAAAAACAAGGCGACGATATTCGAGGCTGTCGTAATAATCGCTGTTTACTCCGTCTACTTGGGATGGAGCGGTAAAGGTTAGAGTAGAAAGGGTGTTATAACGTAATTCCAGGTTTCTGTCAAAAATAGTACCGAGATTATACAACACCGTCTCATCGGGATTGCATAAGGTAAAAACAGGAGTCTCTACCTGATTGTAGACATCAAATGATGTAATTGCCATGTTGTTATACCCCCACTCCACTAGCAAACACCGCATCTAAGGTGAATTCGGTAAAATATCCGCTTAGTGTTAAAACATTAAGTCCCTGTACGGTTCTAAAAAATTTCTGATTGAATTTATTCATACGCAGTGCCGATGTGCTTGATGTGATAATTCCTTTGTCGTTGTCTACTACTATTTGTTCCAATGGCGTCAGTCCACTAAATCGGAATTCCCGGTTGTTGTCGTTGGCGTTAATCAGCGAGAAATAATTCGTGCTGCTGCCACTGGTATCCACGGTAAAAGTAATTACGGGGTGATTATATCCCCCATATGAACTCGCGTTGAAATAATCAAATGTTTCCGTATGCAAGCCGTTGGAATACGTTTTAGTCAAAGTAGGGGGATAAGTTATTGCCCAAGGTCTATCACATTTAGCATGTAGAGTCAGGGCATAGTTTAAATTACCAATATATTGATGCGTTGATCGTGATAATATCACATTATATACGACATCTGCGATATCACCTTGTACGATTCTAAGTGGTAAATATGTTGATTTTCCCAGCAACCAGGTTTCAATAGCGTGGCGACTATTTCCGTCGATATGAGAAAAACTACCTACGGTGAAATCAAATTCAAGTGAACTCTGATAATATCTGCCGTAAAAATACGGTGATTCCCTACGATATAGCCATTGTTCATAAATACTGACGTCTCCGCCAGCACTGCTACCGATAAGACCAGAGGCATCAAAATTGAAGATTCTCAAATCATAGAGTTCGCTGGGAACGCCATTGAAGACAAAACTATCTCCGTAAAAACTCATTATTGTTTTCCTCCGTTCTTATGTTTTCATGATATAATATAGTTTAACATAGGGTGGCACATTTGTTGCAGATTGTGAAGCCCCTACGGTATGCGCGTGTTCGCCACCAGTAGCAGCAGTACCGCTATATGAATGACTATGGGGTGCGGACTTTCTGTAACTACCACTATCTCCAGATCCCGCAAGTGACCCACCTGTCTGACTATTGGTGTTGCCACTGAAACCATGGCTGTGGCCACCACCACTCGCTAAAGAAGGAGCAGAAGAATGACTATGGACATTGCTGCCCGAAGTCGTGTTGACTTCGCCGTCACTGCTGGCTCCCATAACAAAATGGGAACGCAAATCCGGTGCGTCGTTACTGCCATCGCATAAAACCCATCCGATGGGAATACCTGCGGATGCACCGTACCAAATTGTAATTACACCTGTTGGAGTAGCCATTATGCCACCTTCATTATATAATATAAAAGCATGTACGGCGGCAGAGCCGTTGCAGAAGACAGGCTCGTAGAATGACTATGGGCGCCTGCGTCAGAAATATTTGCTGAGGCTCCATGACTATGGAGACCTGCGGCATATGTAATAGCACCGCCTATCGTGCTTATTCCGGTATCTGTTCCTATGCTTACTGTGGCGCTGTGCCCGTGATTACTAACGGTTGAGGATGTTGCACCTACGTGTGTGTGAGCGGTGCTACTAGCCGAAGTCGGCGTATCGCCGTCATCATATCTGCCGTAAACAAAATACCCTCGTAAATCCGGGGTGCCGTTGCTGCCATTACATAATTGCCAGTTCTCAGGAATGCTACTGCCCTGCCAAACCATGATTTGTCCTATCGCTACTGTCATGACATCCTCTTTATCCAGTACAACAACTTGTGAAATGGCAGGGATGATGCCAGCGCGGAGACGCCCGAAGACGTGTGACTATGCCCTCCGGCACTACTCGTTGTGCCATTATTAACCGTATGTCCATGACCTGTATTCGCATATGGTGTTCCTCCCGTCACAAAAAACCCAACGTTTTGTTCTCCATTTGCACTCACAGAAATGCTATAACTATGACTGTGATCACTAACCGCACCAGAATTTGCGCCGGAGTGCAGATGTGTGGCGCTACCAGCAGTTGTTAGAAGTTCACCAGATGTTGCCGCACCTCTTACAAATCTGCCTCTGAGATCAGGTGTTCCGCCGCTGCCATTACATAATTGATATCCTGAAGGCACGGCGCTTGCGCTACCATACCATAGCACAATGGCACCAACTAAAACACCTGTGTTTAAATTTTGATCACCGGTATTATTTATAACTATCATATTGTCGTCACCATATTATCGCTGCCTTTCATTTAAAATTCCGCCGAAGTTGTTATAAGTAAAAGGGGCTGGAAATAAAATTCCAACCCCATAAATACTACACGCTATATGTAAGCGCATTAGCCCTCTTACCTCTTTGGTTACTGGCGGAATTCAAAACATCAAATACCGCAGTTTTTATATCATCTAATCCCACTCTGTCAAGATTTCCGGCTACCGATATGCTGATATCTCCTACGACGATACCACCGCTGGCGCCACCTGAGTTTGCAACCACGGTGTCCATATTAGGTATTTGTGCTCCTCTAGCAAGTTGCTGCTGTTGCTGCTGGTTGAATATCATAAACATTTCACCGCTTTCAGCCATGAGAGGATAGGTGTCATCGGGATAACCCGGAGGTATGACTCCCATACCGCCTTGGCTAAAACCACCAAAATCTGATTGCCATTCGCCCTGGGAGTTATAAAATCCATCGCTCCAACCACCACCAGCAGTAAAGTTTTCTATTCCCGGCCCAACGTTGCTACTAGCACCGCTACTGCTGCCTCCGCCGCCACTGTAACCTCCACCTCCGCCTTGGCTATTCATTTGTTGAAGGGCTTCGATGACCTCACGAATGGCTTCAATCATGCGATTAAAGCCTTCTATAAGGCGGTCAATTCCTGCGAGTTGATTGTTAATCCATTCTTCATAGGCGGCGTATTCAGCATCTAATGCTTGTATCTGAATATCATAGGTTCTATCGGCTTGCAACTCCGCTATTTCTTCCGTTTTTTCAGCACGAAGTTCTTCTAGTTCCAGACGTCTCGCATTCGCTTCTTGACTGTTATCAAATTGTATCGCCAGGAGTTCGTTGTCGATATCTACTAATTCTTTATTTTTTTCTTCCAGAGATTTCTGATAATCATCTTCTTCTTTAGCAAGGCGTAATTTTTCTTTTTGCGCATCTATTATTTTTTTGTAGGCTTTTAGCAGATCTTTCAGTGCATCTTGTTGATCATGTAATGCATCTATTTGATTATTTATTGCATCTATTTCTGCATTTTGTGCATCTACATTTGCCTGACTTGCTGCACCTCCGCCGCCGCCGACACTACCAACGGAAATACTCATGGCTGCAAAAGCGTTCAGCAATCCAATCATTTGTTCTTTTTCTTCTTTGGTAGCGTTTGCTGCGGCAATAGCGGACATCGCAAATTTATAGTTGCCGTTAGCGGCAGCTACGGCGGCACTGGCAATACCATATTTGGTAAACGCGTTCAGCATTTCCTGATAAGTGGCTTGCCGTGCGGCTTCGGCATCGAATAGATATCCATTGGCTGTTTGAGTCAGATATTGTGCGAGACTGGCGTTAGCGCTTATAAGCTCTATTGCTGTTTGTGCGCTGATGTAGCCATTATCTATTTGTTCTTTTTGAGCAGCAGTTACGGCATCCATTGTAGAGGCAACATCATCTAAGGATCGCTCATATTCTTCAGCAGGAGCAATGCCTCCATCAAGAGCATTGGCGGCATCGGCAAGGGCATCAACTAAGTCGCCTTGTTCGCCACCAAAACGTCTAGCAGCATCTGCCGCGCCGTCATTGGTTGCCTTTAAGATATTGGTGTTGTGTTCATACGCGATAATGATACCAGTAGCCGCTTCAATGGCTGCGGATAATTCTTTAAACTCTCTGGTAATTTCGTTATAATTAAATTCGCCAATATTTTCTTTCCCTTTGGCTAATTGCCCTCCCAAATAATCCAATCTCTCTTCGGGAGTAAATTGTTCAGTACCCATACCTCCAAATTTGCCGAGGTTATACACTCCATATTTTTTTTGACTATCTAAATAGTCCCTAGCCGATCCATATTTGTCGGCTTGTTCTCGCAAAAATCTTAGGGAATCAACCCCCTGCTGCGCTTTTATCCACGCTATGTTAGTTTCTATCGCTTTACTATTACCATCTATAGCATCTGTATATAAGTTCAAACCAGATGTAAGAGCGCCATATCGGGTATTGAGTGTTGTTTGTATATCTAATAATTCTATGTTGTCTTCAAGGGACTTATTGGCTTTTTTGGATAATTCTTCATATCTTTCTGCCAATTTTTTGAGTTCTTCTTGATCTTTATTATATTGGTTACTGTCTTCTTGGAAAGCCGCATTTAGAGCAACAACTCGTTCTTCAGCAGTTTTGATATTAGAAATAAGCAATACCAGGGCACCGACTAAAATACTAATGCCGGCAGTTGCTGCCGCTGTTCCAACGGTTGTAGCTGCCAAAGCAGTTGTAACTCCGCCTAATCCAAACGTTACTCCGGTTAGTCCGGTGATTACGGCAGGTATAATAGCGATAAGAGATCCCAAACCAGTTAAAATAGTTTGATAGTTTATTACGATTAAAGCCGCGCCAATTGCTTTTAGTATCGGTATAAGACCACCAAGAGCATCGATGACGCCAATTATTTTTGTACCTAAATCAGCGAAGTTCTTGATTGTTTCTGGCGTTATTGTTTTAGACCACATTTCTTCCAAAGAAGCAGTAAACTTGTTTTTAGCCGCTTCAACGTTATCACTAAATATTTTGTATCGTTGTTCGGTAAGACCGAGAGATTCTGCTTCTATTTCCAAAGCAGCAAGATACTCTTTTTGGCTACCCATTAAACTTTTGAGGACTTCGGATTGGCGGTTTCCTGCAAAAGCATTTGCGAGCATAGATTGTTCCAGAGTTTTGCCTTGAGCGCCTAGTTCATTCCATAAAACCATCGTTTCATTAAGTACGTCGCCCATATCCCGGAACTGACCAGTTGTTTTATCCCGCAGGGTTAATCCCAGATTTTCAAGAACTGTTTCTACATCTGAAATAGATTCGCCTTCGTCGTCGAAAAATTTCCCCAGCTTGACGTTCTGCATCCTAACCAGTATCGTTTTGCATATTTGTTACTCTTATTTAAATACATAAATAAGGGAGATACTTCTTCTTAAAAGCGTCTTTACGCTTGAGTATCTC